CTGTAGATTTTAAACAATTAATGCGTTTATCTATACAAGACAGAGTTAATTTTTTCAGACAAGGTGGTGCAAGTTATTTTGAAAGTCTAACACCAACTCAATTAGCACAGCTGTTTCCCAGATATTATCAACAAGCATTACCAGATATAGGACGTGCTGTTTCTGGTGGTACTAGAGGTGCCGGCGGTGGCGGCGGTGGAATGCCATCTGGTGGTGGAGGTGGTGTATCTACGGGTACTGCTGCTCCTTCTGCAAGAACAGGTGTTAATATATCTCCTCCTTCTTCTTCTGTTGCGCCATCAACTGGTAGTACACCAAGAGTTTCACAGACTTCTAGTGTAAATTCATTTAGGGAGTATTTGAATCAATTAGAAAGACAACAAACGCAACAAGGTCAAACTTTTGAAAAAAGTAATTCATTAGATTTGACAAAGGCATCAACACAAATTAAGATGAAAGAAGTATATTCAGCTTTTAAAAAACTCGGTTATTCTGACACTGGAGCAAGAGTCATGGTTACTGAAGTGTATAGAGAAAATAGTTATAAAAATAATATGCTATTTGGTACACATAAAGATCCTCATAATGGACAATTGAATGGTGGTCTTTTGAGCATGTCTGGTGTCCGTTATAATAGTATGATGGATTATCTTAAAAATAAAGGATTAGTTGATGCAAATGGAAACATTCAACAATCAAGAGCATCAATTCAAGCAATGGCAGAATGGACTGACAATGAAATTAAATCAGGTACTCATAGGGGTATCAGCCCTAATCCTGAATTACATGAAAAATTTCGTAATTCAAATATAAATGAAGATGAACTACATAAAGATGTTGGAAAAAATTATATTAAGTGGAGAGTTGATGATCCAAAATATAAAAGTGGTTGGAATAATATACGTTTTGCAGAACAAATGTTTAGTAAAATAGATTTAACAGAAAAGTCAACAGACGGTAAATCTCAATATACATTTAATACAGATAGACCAACATCAACAGAACAAATGCGTGAATTGCTTAAAAAATCACCTGATACTGTTCACTATGTTGGTGCCAATATGGATAGTGAAGATTATAAAACTACAGTAGATAATTATAAGAAACTAACACCAGAAGAACAATCAAGAATAAAGTTAGCTGGCTATACATATGGTGCTAGATCACATGATAAATTTCCAGAAGAACAAAGAGATATTCAAAAAAGAATGCGTGAGTCAGGACTAACAGCAGATCAATACACAAATCAAGGAGGATTTGTAGATTATTCTTGGAAAAAACAAATTCTTTCACATGGTAAACAATTTGCACCAAAAATGATAGAGTTTGATAATACAAATTTTGGTAAAGGTGAAGAAAAAGCATTTGAAGCATATTTATTAAAACACTTTCAGAATGAGCAAAAGCACAGAGTGAAAGTTGATCTTGTCGCTAAAAATTTAGATAAAGAACAATATGCGATTTATGACAGATTAGTAAAAGAAGGTAAAATCAGAGAAGGTATGTTCAGAACTGCTGTATCTGAGAGCATTTATGCTCCTGGATTTCAATCTGGCAATCCATCTTGGGTCAAAGCTGCCCAAGAAAGAGGATTACCAGTAGCTGACTTAAGAGGCACACAAAACGAATCTTATTTTGGAAGTGTTATGATGTCTGCTGAACCAATACAGATAGTGGGTCCAGTAAAGCCATTACCTCAAGAAATATTGAATAATTCTATATATCAAAAATATCTTGAACAAATACCAACAAGTAAAAGAGAAGAGTTTACTAATCAACTTTCTCGTTTAGTAGCCGATGGCAAAATACAACATGATGATGCAATCAATAGAATGAGAACTGAACTCACTCAACAACAACAAGTAACACCAACACAAACTACTGGAGCACCAGAAAAGATTGTAGAACCACAAAAAACATCATCTGCTCCTGGTGGCATAGTATCTCCTGTTACAGGATTTTATGCTAAGAAAGGAGCATCAAATGTTTATGGTGCATCTCGTAGTGGAGGTGGAAGAGCACATTCTGGAATAGATTGGCAAGCAAAAAATGGATCATCTGTTCATGCTATGACAGGTGGAACTATTTTATATTCAGGAAATAATAGAGGATATAACGCAAATATAGTTGTGAAAGGTGATGATGGTGTTATTAGAAGATATGCAGCACATGGATCTGTTATAAACAAAAAAATAGGAAGTCGTGTAGAACAGGGCGAAGAAATAGGAAAAATTGGTTCTGGTCATTTACACTATGAAGAAGTTCATCCCAATTTAAGTAACGGAAAATCAAACCCAGTATATAATGAATTTATAAAAAAACCAGGGAAATTCGTTAGTACATCATACCAAAGAGGAACAACAGATCCATCAACAACTCTTGGATTAAACCCAGGAACGAAGGTTGAAGGTGGAAAAGTTATTGTTGCACCAAAGCAAGAAGAAGCACCAAAAGCCGAACCTGTTTCATCTGCTCCTGTATCACCAACTGATCCAAATATGAGATTGGGTACAGCGCCATCACCTCCTCCAGCTGTTCCTGCACAACCAGCACAACCAGCAGCAACAGCAACAGCACAACCAGCACCTGCACCTGTACCTGTACCACCAGCACCAGCAGCACAAACAACACCAGCAGCACCTGCACCAGCAACAACACCACCACCAGCAGCAACAGCAACAGCAACACCACAATCAGCAACACAACCAGCACAATCAACAGCAGCAACAGCAACAGCACAACCAGAACCACCACCAAAAGACAACGAATATGGTGGTGAATATCAAGCAACATCTGAAGATATGGCAGTTGTTAATACTAGAACTGGTAAACCTGAATTTACTTTTAATCGTGATGAGCAACTATCATTGCAAGATGGCAGACTCAAAGTTACACCAGAAAACAGAACAAATCCTGATCAACTAAAACCAGTTAATCAGTTTGCAGAAAATCAACAACAACCACAATCATCATATGAAAATGCTGCTGGTATGTTTAGTGGTATACAACCACAATCATATTCAACATCAACACCACCATCATCTAGTAATTTTAGTGATAGACTTCATCCTGCATCTATGCCACAAAATGATGGCATTACACGAGCCATGGCACAATCTATAGGATTTCATGATCCTGTTGGTTCAAATTATGGATACGGAACCGCTGCTGGAATTAGAAATGGATTTGATACTACAGTAAATGTATAAAAAAAGGGTGGAGAGTCAAATCTCCACCCCTCTACTCTCACCCCGCTAGTGCTTTAAACTGCTTCAAGTCTTCGTCCTCTTCATCAGCATCAAATGTTTCAACAGATTGACGCTTAGATGCCGAAGCAAAGACATCCTCTTTAGGCGTAGCAACAGCCCTAGCAACTGGTGCAGCACCTAGTTCCAACACTTCATACAACTTCTTCTTTAGTTCATCATAACTCTTGAAGTTCTTTGGATCAGCAAATTCTTTGAGAGAATATTGTGACTTCCAGATTTCTTCAAGTTTAGAATCATCTGAGTTTAGAACAGAAGCAGACTCAAATGTAGATTGATCATAGTTACGATAACCTTCAACTGTACGAATACGCAACTTAAAGTTAGCACCCTTCCAGAAGTCAAATGGATTTACTGCTTCATCACCCTCAAACTCTGGATCCATAAGCATAGAAATCTTATCAAAAATCTTCTTACCATACTTAAAGAGCTTAACCTTGCCCTCGTTTTCAGGATGCTTTGGATCAGAAATAATTAGAATATTTGAGATATAAGTAAGCCTACGCTTTTGTTCACGTGCTTGCTTACGTTGTGGTGAGTTTTCTTCAGAAGATGCATTCCAGAGTTGTGAATTATATTCTGAAACGGGATCCTTCTGATTGAGAGTGGTCAAAGAATTTTCAATATACCACTTACCAGATGGACCCTTGAAGCCATGGTTAAAGATCCGAACCCATGGTAGACCGTCATCACCATCAACAGCAGGTGCAGGTAGAAACCGAATCACTGCCATACCATTACCAGACTTATCTACTTCTGGTTGCCAGAACCGATCATCTTCTTTGCGTTCTGTTGCTGGTGCATTCAACTTTTCAAGTTCTTTTGCTAGACGTTCAATTGAACCTGATGACTTCTTAAGTGTAGCGAAATTTGACATCGTATATCTCCGTATGTTTTGTATGTTTGCTTGTCCACAGTATCATAATAAAGACTGCATTATAACATGGATATCTCTCCATGTCAATTATATAGTTTACTTTTTAGAGCAGTTATAACTTTTTTCTTATCATACTCTAAGAATGGATGCAGTTTGATAAGAAGCAATCTAACCTTTGACCATATCACATCATCTGCACCTATCCTTTCATCAAACTTGTCTACAAACTGAATCAGACTGTTGAGAACGCAAAAAAACTCAATAGGCAATTCTCCAGAGAGATACCTATTGAGTATCAGTGGATACTGATTCTTTTTGACAACAAAGACTTCTGATGGAGTTTCTACACCAGAAAATAGCTTGTCAATCTCATTGCTGAAATTGTAGGTGAATGCTTGTTTGCGTTTAGAATATTCTTTGAAATTCTGTTCTGCTTCATCATCAAGCATCTCACCTACCCATAGTTTGCCTTTGATTAGATTAGAAAGTATAAAGTCTTTTGTTTGTTCTGACTCACACTTTCTGCATAATCTCTGATAATGAAATCTATCTTTTCTAGACATGAAAGAATCGTGTGAAGCATTCGTTTTACCAGAATACTTAAAGTAGTCATAAGACTTGGTTGTCATATGACTCTTCAGTGCCAGAAAGAGACAGTAAGTCTCAAATGCTGACAGTCTCATTTAGAATGGCAATTTTGCTGTATTGGATTTAGGAAGGAAGTTGAGGTCTTCTGCTTCAAGTTTGATCTTTGACTTGAGTGCACCTGTGACCATTTTAGCAATGACCTCAACTTCCAAATCATTTTTCTCACAATAATAAACTACAGCATCAATGTATGATAAAGATTTACTGAGTACCAATTTTTCAATCTCATATGAAAAGTCTACAATACCATCGTGAGAATCATCAAGCATAAATTATTTCCCATATGTTTTTTGATTATTGTCAAATGCATCTCGGTCAACAACAAGTTGACTTGATGTAAGTATATCAAATTCATTGAGTTTGTCAAGTACAATATTGACATCAAAGTCTTTGCAGGAAAATAAATCAAACTCAATAAGAGCAGGATTAACTTTGTCCCATGTATGGATGGAAAGATGTGAGAAGTCAAGAACAGCCACAGCAGTAAATCCTTCATTGTCTACCATATCTGAATAGACAACATGAGGACCACTAATGACATTCATACCAACACGACTAATAACATCTTTACACCATTCAGATAATTGTATTTCCGTTGAAGGCGGATTTTTTACATATGCCCTCAGAATAATGTGTTTGTGTTGACGAATGTCTTTCTGTGTCATTTCTCTAAATTTTTATACCTCTCTTTACCAATAAAAAAAGACGGTTTTTCTGTTTCGAGGAAAACCGCCAAACCCAATGAAACTTAAGCCGCTAGGCGAGTTTCAAATGGAGCATTATCGTTTGCTGCCTTTACGTTTTTGGACTAATTGTC